TGGGCCTCAAAAGCCTTACGGAGTTTGTCGAGGGTCTCCTTTTCCTGGTCAGTGAAGTCAGCCATGGGAACTCCTTACGGGACGGTAGGCGGACCGAACGGCGCCGTGTCGTTGGGGCCGAGGCCGTTGCTATGACGAAGGAGGGTGACACCCGTCAGGGCGCGCGGGGTGTCTGAGGTAGAACCAGATCCTCCTTGAGTGAAGTTGTAAGCAATACCCGCGGCTTTGATGCGGGCACGCACCACGACGGGGGCAACCCCAAGTGGAGCGAGTGGGTTGAGTCCCGAGTTAGCAAACACGTTGACGGAGGGACCCACGTTGATGCGAACCTGACAGAACACAGTACCCGTGACAGCGTCGCGACCATTGAACGTCGCAGTCGGGTCGATGATCTGGCAACCTGCACCATCCGCGAGAGGGTCTTGTTTGGAAGGACCGTCCATGTCACGGCGCCCCATGTCCATCCACGTCGTAAGACCTGGGATCTTTGCCTCGAGCGCGATGAAGGCACTTCCCGGCCCCCCTGGTGTGTAGCCGAAGTCAGCGAGCTCAAGGCCGTCGATGCGGAAGGTGAGGAAAGGCTGCCCAACGACAGTGGGTTCTTTATCCGCATCCGCAACCTGGTTGGAGTACGCGGCATCAAATACACGGAGGTACACGCGCTCAGGATCGACCACGACGTTGTAGTCGGGCTGCCCCACCGAAGGGGTGAACCCTGTCGTGTAGTCGATTTGCGGGTAGATCAGCATGCCACTGAACGGGCATGGGTTCGTCACGCCATCCGTCACCGGAGGATCACGGTCAGGCAGCCCTGACACCTGTGCTTCCGTCGTCACCGCTGCCGCCGAAGAAAGGTCGAGCAGGTGATAGTCGGTGCGCAGGAAGCTGGCGATGCCGAAGGACACGAGCGCTTCGGAGGCGAACCTCACGGGCAGCTCAAGCGGTCCCGCCACCGGGAACGGAAGCCCCGGTCCCACCAAGTTGCCCACGAGCAATCCTGCGTTATAGGTCGAGTCGATGCTGACGAGTGCGGAGTCCGCCACCCGATAGACCTCATCGTAGAACCGCTCCTCCACATCTTTGCGCGGGGTCTCAAGGCTCGGTCGCGGCGGGAAGTCTCCGGGGTCGGTGGTCTTGAAGTTCCCGTAGTCACCGCCGCCGTCAAATGAAGGCGACTGGTTCGTCGTGTGCATGAGGATGGAGTCCCCACCAGGATTCGGAAACAAGAACGAAATGTTCGGGTCCACCGTATCTTGCTGTTGGACCGGCTTGCGCATGAACAACCGCAAGCGTGCGTCGTGCGAAAAGTGAGATTGCGTCAGGTCACCGACAGAACGGATGGGGATGTCCCCACCGACAAGAACGATGTCGGCACTGTCGATGGTGGTGGGGCCGGTGCTCAGGTCCCAAGGACCGCTCACACTGTCCAAATCCACGTAGTCGAAATCCACGCGTTGATAGAAGGAAAGCCCCGTGTATCCGGCTCCGAGACCGTTGAGCAAATTGCTATCTGCGGTCAGCATCCCCATGTAGAGGACGCCGGGATGCTGGTGCCACAACCCGTTCGTGATGTCCGGGAGCGCGTGGAGATACCCAAGTCGGAACGCAGTGGACCACAGCCCACTCACACTCCAGTCGAGGGTGTCGATTCTCCAGTTCGTTCCTGGGCCTGACCCGTTCGGGAGGTGATGCTGCACGCCTGAGACGTACATGACTTCCCCGGGCTCACTAGCGAAGGTGTAGCTTGGCCCGCTGAGAAGAACGAGCGGGTCGTTTTCGTCATCGAAAATGGCCGACCGATGGAGGTGGTACGCCGAGGACGTAACTGGCGTTGGATTCGTGGTGTCGGTCAGATTGTCAACGCTCTCCGGGTTCGTGTAGTTCACCATGTTGGCGCTCCACATCTCGTAACCGAAGAAGAAGTCGTCGGGCATCGTGCCGTCACGAGCAAACGACTCGAAATCGCTTTCCCGTTTGAAATGGAGCAGGAGGTAGCTCCCCTGGTCGGGGGAGCTCATGAGATCGAAGGTGTGTCGGTAGCGAGAGACCTGGAAAGTCCAGTAGTCCTTCAAGAAGTTCGCGTAATCTCCGGCCTGCGTCAGATCCGTTCCCGGATCAAGGGACACAGGAGGCTTCGTGAAGTAGCGAGGCTTCTGAGCAGCGGGCGTGTGTTCGATCCCCGTAGCACTCGAGTAGTCATCGAGATACGGGAGCCGGTACTGGAAGAAGTTGTCGTCATTGCCGCCGCCGTTGGCCGCCGTCGTGCCTCCAAGGATGGGGATGCCACCAGGGACAATAGGGACGCCTGCATTCAAGTCCGAGCCAAGACGAACTTGACCCGCAGTCGGATCGGCGCCGGCAGGGATCGGGGACCCCGTCAGGACATCCAACCCGGTATGAAGCTCGGCCATGTTGTACTGACCGGAGGCACGTCCAGGGAAAGCAAACACGTCGGGGGACCCCTCGGAGAACATGCCCCCGGGGTCGCCATCACACTCATCATTGATGCCCTGGCCGCACAAGATCGCTGCGACAACACGGGTCGTGAGGGGCTGCGCCAAGAACTCAGGAACGCCTCCGGCCGCCGGCCAACGAAGCAACGCAATCACACCACGGTCGGCGGGGAACACAGACCCCGACACCACCACTTCGGGATCGGCAGGAGCTGTGAGGCGAACACGAGCGGTCTCGATGATCGGGCCGATACGAACGAAACCACCTTCGTGCACGGTGCCCGTGCCACCACCAGGGTAGCCCACGTCTTCCACGTTGAACGTCGGGTCCGAGTTCGGGTCGTCACCGTCTACGGTGAAAGGAGCACCGCGGGTATTGGTCGCTCCGGGGCCAAAAATGACCGGCGTGAACGACTGCTGCGCCTCGAAAGGAGGGACCCACCACTCGTTGTAGATAAAAAAGTCTTGATTGGGAGAGGCCGGGACCGGGGAAGTCACCTCCCCACGCAGCACGTAACCCGCATCGCGGAGTTTGAGACGCCCCCAGTCGGGGACCCCCGTGAAACCGAGGACGGTCGAGAAGTTTCCGATGGTGGGCGGCTTCAAAGGAACAAGCGCACTGAGTTCGTCCAGGTTGCCCTGCACATCGTCCCCGAAGTAGATGCCTCCCGAGCCCGTGGTCGAGATGGCGGACGCTTCATGGGCTCCCTGCGGGTCGTTGAGATGTGCCTCAAGACCGTGGTTCTGTCCCTCGATAACCTCGTCCGTGAACGAGTTGGAGTCCACGGAGTTCTGGTTTGCGAGGCCAGTGCCCTTCTTGATGCTGCCGGGATCTACGTTACGAGGCATGCCCTACTCCTGATTCCCCGTCGTCATGAGAAGGTTCTTGGTTCGGAAAATGCCGACGCCAGTGTTGCCCTCAGCGTCTGCGAACTCGACGTTGTTGTTCGCATCGAGGACGGCCCATCGCGTGATCACCAGGAGGAGCAGTTCATCCTTTCGGAACAACACACTGTCTTGCAGCGATCGAGCAAGCACTGGGACGAAGACCTTGTGCCGCACGACGTTGCTCATGCCCTGAGCCATCGCCGTGGGACGGTGACTTGAGCGGTTGATGACCGGGTACACAGCGCGGAACTCGGTGTCCTTGAACGGTGCATCGGTGACAGGGGTGCCTCCGACCGTCCAACCGATCGAACCCTCAGCGGGGACGAGAGAGTGGAGCGCCAACGTGCCCACCTCCGCATCGAAATCGTCGATGGAGATGTTCGCCGTCGCAGCGAAGTAGTATTCGCCAGGGAACGTGGCAGGTGCCGGCGGCACCTCCGTGCGACCGTCGTTGACGGGGAGCTGGTCGAGTGGGGCGAAGTACGGGAACGGGAGCTCCACGCTGCCCATGCCGACCTGACCGGTCCACACGTTCGTGCTGATGTACATGGGCTCCACGTTGAGCGTGGAAGGCAACGGCCCAAGAGCCCCGGGGTACGGGAAGTCTTGAATGGTCGTGCTGATGGTGCCTTCCTTGGTGCCCACCGTTTGCGGCGCGTTCGTGCGGTAGTAGACCGTCTGCTGGTAGCCCGCGCCGGCTGGTCCGAAGTTCGGCAGAGGGTCCTGAGCAAAGAAACGAACCTCGCACAAGGTCTGTCCGGCACCTGACAATGGAACGGCAGGCGCAGGGCCGGAAATATCGAGCGTCACAAGGCGCGTGGAGGCTCCGTAGTGCGTGTTCGGGTCGTCCACGTCCCGAGGGTTCCCATCGTCGCCATCGGTCACGAGGATGGACGTGGAGGCGTCTCCGAAGAACCGGCGAGGCAGCACGAAGGTGGTGGGGTCCCGGCTGACTACCGTTTCAGGCGTCAGGGTTCCAATGGGGATGCCCGCGTTTCCCCCACCTGCGGTCGGGTCGTTGGCGATGTACTCAATGGCGACTTCACGGAACCCTTGTCGGAACTCGGGAGCGCGCCGGTCTTCCATGTCAGTCGGGCGCTGATCGGGTCCTGTGGGGAGCCAGTTCTCGAGCATTGGACCGTAAGGCCACGGGACAGGATCGGGGACAACCTCGTGGTCGGGAGTGTCGGTCGTGCCGAAGCCCAGGGGATAGGTGATCTCGAGCTCGACGAACACGCGTCGAGGGGAGCCCACGTCACCACTGATGAGCGTGCCCACCATGTCATGTGCCGCAGCGTTGATGCCTCCGGTGACTTGGGTGGGGTTCACATCAAGCGTGAGCTGTGCGTGAGGTGTCCCGAGACCGATGACCGTTGTGAGCTTCACGGTCTGATCCACCGCAAAGTTCCAGTTGCCGTCATCGTGGAATACCGAAAGGACATCCGTGATGGTGGTTCCCGGAGGGGCGAGCGCGGTGAAGAGACCGCCGGGTCCGGGCCACGACTCGACATTCGTTGGATCGAAGTCTCCGAGCGTTGAAGTGTTGAGCGAACTCAGATCGATGTTGAGCTCGTCCCCCTCAGCCCATCCCGCAAAGGCGGCTGCGAAAGCCGGGCGCACGACATACTCGCCTGGTGTCGTCCCCGAGACGTCCCCGGGAAGCAAAGCAAACACGACACGCTCCACGACAGGCTGATCCCCGAAGCGACGAGCAACATGGTCGAAGTTGCGAATGGTCTCGCCTCGAGTCGTGTCTCCCGAAAGTGGGGCCACACCGCCGGCGGCCGCAGTACGACCGACCTCGTTTGCCACGAGGTTGCGCGTAGACACGTCGCCCGAGCCTGCCCCCATCACCTGCTTGGAAGCGGTATCGATGGCCCACGTCCGCACAGTACCGTCTTGAAGACACTGCATCTGGTACTGGAGTTCCCCGGCGAAATCGTGATCGGCGAACTTGACGTGCCGTCGAAGGTCGAGGACATCGTTGTCCACGATCTGGTCTGCGAACACACCATCGGGGCGTCCCGACTCGGTGGGGGCAACGGCCGCGAACAGATTGGGGTTGGCGATGCCTCCGTGGTCATAGCGGAGACCGCCATTCGTATTCTCAAGCGGATTGAACCCGATACCCGCCGTAGCGTCGTTCTTGCGGAACACGAAGCAAAGCGGGATCGCATAGACGAACCCATCAATCGTTCCGAGGTCCGACGCAGAAGAGGCGGTGCCCGCTCCGGCGATCCACAACCCGTTGTCGAGCAGCCCGTAACCGATATCCGTCCCGGCGACACCATCTCGAGCATCGCTGTTGGCGACCACCGATTTGAGATCAGCAGGCACGAAAGGATACAGGGCAACGGGTGCAACCTGTGTCCCCTGCGCAAGGACAGCGGCGTTGGAGAAGCCGTCTGCTTGGAGTTTGAAGTCGATGCCCTCAGCCGCGCCGGTGTGCCGGATGCGGTACTGCACTTGGACACGCTTGGTCGTCTCGACCCCCACGATGGGATCTTCGATGTCGTCCTCGAGGGCGACGGTAGTCGAAGAATCCACATTGCCGTGTCGGTAGATCGAATCCTGCGTGGGCTTGTTTCCTGTGTCTGCGCCACCCGTCAGGAATCCTCCCGAGGCCAAAATGCCGACGGGGTTGGAGCTGCCGAGTGTGATGGCGTTTCCAACGACACCTGGAGCATTGGCCGTGATCTGCACGTTGTTGGCGTTCGCCACCGCGGTCACGGAAGGCACCACCGCATTGATCGCCGTGGCCAGGTTGCTTGCCGTCACAGCGGGGCTGATCGCGTTGATTTGGAACTGGAAAGCTGCAGGCGGGACGAGGACAGCAGTGAGGATGACGCCATCGACCGTCACCGTGTTGCCCACAGCCACTGCAACCGGGTCGTTGACGAACAGGCTCCCCTTGGCGCTAGGGCTCTCGCTGACGAGCGCGAGCCAGACCTCAAGGAACACGAAGTCGGTGCGCTTGAACGTCGCGGGGGTGCCGTCGAAAGTGGTGGGCGCGTCAAGCTGAATGACGTTGTCGCCCTTCGTGTCCGTATCGACGTACTCGATATCGAGCAGCATCCCGGCAACGAGAGCTTGCACCTTCTGCATGTGGAAGGCGTTGGGGATGAAGTCAGGATTCAGCCCGGGGATGTAGGGGTCGTCGTAACTGAACTCGTTGTACGCATCGCCCCGCGACTGACCACGCACCCATCCCGAAGGCAAGGTTCGCGCAAGCTGCCGGATACGGTCGAGATCGCGGACATCCTGCTCAAGGTTCTTCTCCGAGTCGAGAACGAGCTTCCCCTTCTGAGACACGACGGTGTCCCAGGACCGTTCCTTGGGATCAAGGTAACGGCTGACTGACGTGGGGAAGTACTTCGGGCGAGTAGGCATCGGCGACCGCCTAGAATGTGAGGCGCCACGTTATGGTCAGGATCGACGTGGCCGGTTTCGAGATGACCGAGAAGGTCAGGTAGTTGACCAGCTCGTCATAGTTCGAGACGTCGATCGTCGGGTCGTAGGGAGAGCCCCCTTGACCGGCGAAGTTTGGGTTGTTGTTCTGAACTCCAGTGTTGTCGGAGATCGTGGAAAGCAGACCCATCTCGTTGAGGGGACCAACCGCCTCGGACTCACCGTAAATCGTGGTGAAGTCCACCACGTTCGTCGCGATGGAGACGGCCGCGCCATTGGCGTCACGGAACGTGGTCTCCGAAAACGACTTGCGCTGAATCTCGTTGTTGAGACGCCGCTGCTGGTTCCCTGGGGCGTCCGGGTTCAAGACCGCCCCTAGGGCACCGGTGCCAACCGAGAGCATGTTGATGCCGTGTGCGGGCTCGAGCGGGTCCTTCATCAGGCGCGCTACGAGAAGCCCTGCATCGAGAGTCACGACGTTGTCCTGCTGCCGCTTGAGCAGGAGCACTTCGGTACGGGCGTCGCGCATCTCGAAAAAGACGGTGCCTTTGACCGTCAAGAGCGAGGGCTCCGCGTAGCGGTGTCCCATGCCGATCTTGAAGCCGGTTCTGGCCGGCTGGATGTTTTCACGAATGACCTTGGGCATTGGGACTCCCTGTTATTTGCCTCTGATAGGACGAAAACCGTTACGGACCCGTTCCTCCGCTGCCGAAGAAGAGGTTCGTGGTGGTGTTCGTGGTGGTGTCGTAGAGCTGTCCGAAGACACTCCACCCCACGCTACCGTCCAGACTCTCGAAGGATGGTGTTTCAGGTCCAAGTGGTGTGAACAAGATCGCTTCTTGGAGGTTTCCGCCGGCATTTTCGTCGCCGCCGCTCGCCTCCAAGAACGTGGAACTCGTGAACCCGCCGAAGCCATCTGCGGGGCCGTCACTGAACGAAATCGGGGTTGTCTCCGTGAACGCCAGTCCATCGAACCCGATGCCAATGAGCCCGTTTCCAATGTCACCCGGGTCGTTTCCAGGCGCTCCGGCTTCTGCCGCTCCGGGAATGCTGTCGTCGCAAAAGGGCGACAATCGACACTCCTCACCTTCCGCAACCTCACAGAAGTCGATGTCTTCGTACTGGATCTTCGAGTCCTGTTGGAAATCAAGAAACCGGAACGGATCGTTGAAAACGAAGGCCGGGTCGGTGTTGAAGACATCGTTTGGATCGTTGAACCGCGATCCCCATGCCAACTCAGAGGTCGCCTTACTAACCTGTGAAGTCTGAAAAGGAGGCGTCCCTTCGTTGAGTAGCGTCGTCCCATCCAAAAGGGGTTGCGAGCACAGATAAGTTTTCGTGAGTGGTTTTCCGGCCGCGTAGCTCACCGTCACGGACACTTTTGTGTCGAGCGGGTAACCAGACCCGTCAGGGCCGCCGGGAAAAACGGGGTCCAGCGCATTGAGCTGAACCGGTCTTGGGAACACAAAGTCAATGTCGTCGTTCAGGCTCGGATTGTTGACGAAGGGATCTTCGTCATCCGGCACGTCGAACGACGGATAGTATCCGAGCGTCATGTACGACGTGATCGTGATGGTCTGCGTCTCTTTGTCAAAGTCAAAACTGTTGGGCAAGTACGTGACCGTACGCCCCGCAGAGTTGACGAAGGTGAAATTGAACACCCGATCCACCGTCACATTGAGCGAAGTCAAGGGGATCGTTTCCGAGTCCGTCGACAGGACAATGCCTTGCTCAACGGTCACGTCATTCCCGAACTCACCGCTCGTGATGACGTTGTACTGATTGAGGACCATGTGCGGCGGCATGATCCAATCCTCAGACGCATACCGGTAGATCCGGTAACGGACCTCATCGATGCGCGTCTGCGAAATCGAACGAGAATCTAGGGCGCCAAAAGACACCGTCCCAAAAGTCGAGTTCTCTGAGGCTCGAGGAAGACCGCGATACTCGACGTTGATCCATCCCGCGCTCGGCTCCGTGAACTGCGTAGCAAAATTGCCCGTAAATCCCGGAGGGGGCGGTAGGTCTGGCCGCAAAATGGTGACGCCCCACCCTGGATCTCGATGGATTCGGACGCGCATTCGTTGGGTCCAATCCATCTCCTCAATCACGGCAGACAGGTCACTGTTGGGAACCTCGAGGGAATCCGTACGCGGAAGCTGCCACTGGTTGATGTCGTTTACGTCGCCCCCGAGCCAAACACCAAGCGTCCTTTTGGCCGTAGAAGGAGCCAAGACAACCACCGACATGTCTTCGATCTCCACAACACACGCAGTCACCGAAGACGCGAACCCAAGAGTGGCTTGCGTATCAGAGCTCGACAGACTGAACAAAGCCAAGTCCGCGACCCCAAGCACCACGTCATCCACCACCACACTCACTGTGCTTACGTCGTAATCGGCCACCACGCGATAAGTGTGGAGTTCGCCGTCGTTCCAAGTGACATCGAAAGCGGCAACCTCCACCCCTGTCTCCAGAGAGAACAGGAAAACTTGGTCAGGGGTCCCTCCCGCGGCCACACGGAGTTGAAGACCCACCCCACGCGCGCCGCCCAAAGGACCAACGTCTGAGCCGAAGAAAATACCTGTATCCCCTGTGATGTCGGTGGTCGCCACCGACTCCACTGTGAGGCGCTCCTCTAGGATGCGCCCATCGCCTGCGGGATCTGTCGTAGCTCCTGTTTCAAGGAGCTCAAAGGAGTAGAACAAGTTCTCCCCCTCGGCTTGGGTGAACTGCATGCGTTGACCTTGCACGCGTTCCACCCCCAACCCCCCACTCTTTAGCCATCCTTGCGCATCTGGGAGAAGAAGCCCCGACAAAGAGACGCTACGCAAGTTGAGGAGACTGCGCTCGGTAGCCGACTCTTGATACAGGATCGTGGCAAGTCGAACTTCTCGAGTGCCGTCACTGACCACGTAGAGCAAGTCCCCCGCACCAAGGATGGCGCTGTCGAGCTGAAAAGTCGTGTCTACATCGATAGCAAGACGACGCGTCAGGAAAGGCTCGAGCCGCGCGTAACCGATCGTCAGATCTTGCCCTTGGACCCCGGGCTCATCATCGCTCGAGGTCGCTTTGAGTAGGATTTGGTCTCCGGTTGAGTCGATGATCCGCGAGCCAAAGTCTTGTGTCAGAAACCAAATGTTGTTGGGGTCGTCCTCAGGGAGATCGTTCATCTCCGCAGACACCACGATCTGTCGAACGTGCTGTGTAGTGACGCCCGGCTCAATCCCGTAACGAACGAAGTACCAGTCAGACAAATTGCTGGCGCGCCGGTCTAAAGACCCCCAGAAAACCTCACCCTCGTTTCCTGTCGGATACAGGAGAACACCATCGGGAGGGATGGAGAAAGGAGGAGCCCCCTCCAACTGCAAGGCGTTCCCCGCAAAAGAGCCCCCCACAAACAGCTCGGCATAGCCTTCAGGAAGCCGTTTGATGTCGTTTTTGACGACTAGACGGTAAGTGTTGGGACGGTTCGTCTCACCATCACCATCCCACCGTTGCTCAAACATCGCCGTGAAATCCCGGTTCCCATACAATTGAGCATTTGCCGGGAAGGGGTTGGACGAGTCGATTGACACGGTGCTCGTGCCGTTCGTCTGGTCCACGATTTCGATGACCTCGTAAATCCCTTCTTGCGTACCTTCAAGAATTTGGAACCGAATAAGATCATCGGAGATCAGACGTTCTCGAATGAGTTTTGGGAGAGCATCGCTATCGGTTCGGAACGTGGTTGGATCGAGAATTTGAATGGGAGTCTGGTAGGCCAACTGCCATGACTCCGCGAGTTCGGGGAAAGAGGGATCGACGAGCATCCCGATGTGCTGCACGTCATTGATGAGGAGAGCCCCAACCAAATAGAGGTGATTGTTCGTGTGACAACCGAAACCCACCCCTGTGAAAACACCATCGGGAAATGGGAGCGGAAGGCCAGGATCAGGTTCACCATCGATCGGGATGGTCGCCCCATCCGTGCGCACTTGAAAGCGCACCACCATCACGATGGTCTCCTCTTGGTCCGCCGTGATTTCGCGTTCGTAAAACCCCACGGTCCCCGTATCAAAGGACCCGCTGACCTGTTTCAAAATCTGAAAGAACCCTTGGGTTACTTCCAATGCCTCGGCGATGTTCCCCGGAAAAATCGTGCCGTCGTTTTCCGCAAAGTCGATTTCAAGAGCAGAGTTGTCCCCGACAAGCACCCAAGGATTATCCGGGTCCAGCGCAGGATCTACGGTGCCTTCGTAGAAAACCACCTCCCCTTGAGTCCCGCGCTCCTCCCCTTCAAGAGCAATCTGATGCGGATTGCGATTGAGCAGGAGCGTTGTGGGGCTGTTGAGCGCCGCCGTGTACTGCTGCTGAAACGCGATGAACCGTGGACTACGCAACAACGGCTTGCGTGTCTTGGGGCCTCCGGGGCCGAGAACAAGCCCCATCGGGAACCGCGAGAACTCTTGGCCGTTCGTACCCCCACCAGGGAGACCGACCCCACTTGAATTTCCCCCTGTAGGACACAGGGGCTTGCAGTCGTATTTGTTAAGGACGACTCCAAGTGTATTGAGACCACCCATCGCCATGATGGGAGAGGGAAACCAGATGTAGTCGACCCCTACGTCCATTATGCCCGGGGGCATCAACGGGATCGGGATCGTCAGAAATATCTTGGCGTAGTACGGATTGACGTTTTCGACTTCGACGGCGACACCGTTGACGGAGACCACCACGTCTCGCTTCGTGGCCGGCGTCGCGTCTCCCCACCCTTTGACGAGTGGTCCTTTCTTCGTGAGCAGAAAGTTCTTGGCGTTCGCTCCCGAACCGACGAAAGGAGCCGACTGATTGTGCAGGAAGTTCCATGCCGCCGAGAAAACCGTCTGCGTCGCGGTAAACAGCAGGTCTTGAAGCGGGAAATCGAGGATCTCGTGGACACCTGCGGGGTCGAGATGGAACTGCACACCAGCGGGAAACCCTGGCGGTGCGGTGAAGCTCGCAGTGAGACCGGCCACGATGGGTTCGCCATTCACGACGACCGTGTACGTGTCCGCCTTCTGATTGCGTGCCAGCGAAACAACGACCTGTTGGCTCGTCCAATCGATGCTGGAGCTCGCGCTGAAAAGACCAGACTCGATCTCGAGCGTGTCCACGCCCGCGATGCGTTTGAACGCAAGGCTCACCTGCACGGCACTGTCGTTGATCAAGATCAACACAACCGGGTCCGTTCCAGGCTCGGGGTCGATCTTGACTGCTGCCGACGCATCGAAAGTCACATCGACGCGGTAGCTCGAGTTCGGAAGCAATTTGCCCGACGTGTCGAGGAATCTCCACCCGTAGGAGAAACCGACCTGCTTCGACATCAGGATTTCGTCGGTGCCCTGTGTCGTCGTCCCGCTGCCGATCTCCTGCGCGATGAAATCGGCCTGTGGAGCTGTGGGCAGGTAGGTCCCATCGTAGTCGATGGCCGTCGCCGGGCTGACAACTCCCGTGTACTGCGCGCTCGTCATCCCGAGCACGTCGAGTTTCACCTGACTCGCATCAAGGTTGTACGGGTGCGTGACTGTCTGCGGCAGAATGGTCTGCGGATACGTTGTCTCGTAGCCGTAGGCATCGGGGTCTTCAATGCCGGGCGTGAATCCGGCTTCGGGAAGCATGTCCTGCTCAAAATCGTAGACGAGCTCCGAACCAGAGATGGGAGTGATCGTGAACGGAGGAGGCTCGCCCTTGCACAGCACATTGGCTTGGTTGAGAGGGGCGTAGGCCGCGATGGCCGTACCTCCGATGTCTCGGGGGCCGACCACGACGACCGTGTAGAGGCCTCCGAGCGTGGTGCCGGTGTGATTCAAAATCACGGAGGTCGGCCCCCACGTCCCCATGACGCCTGCTTGGACACTCAAAACGGTGGCCGGGGCAGCTCCCGTCACATCAATGAGGGTGTAGCTCGCGGGATCGAACAGATCCGCATCGGGCGACATCTCTTGCGAGAAGAACACCTCGATGATGAAACCCGTGATCGATATCGCAGCGATGACCTCGGGAGGAGCCGACAAACTGTCGATGCAGCCGTAGGGACCGGTGCCGTAAGCACAGCCTCCGTATCCGCCCGTGACCGCGATGGTGGGTTTGCCGAACCCTCCAAGAGAGCCGTAGGGACTCAGACCATAAGCGTATCCACCGTAGCCCCCAAGGGGAGGCACAGTGGCTGGTAGAGACACTCCACCGAGACCCCCATAGGGGCCGTAGCCGTAGGGCTCAAGTCCGTAGCCGAAGACGCTCATCTATCACAGCACAAAGTGGGTTCGGTTAGACCGTACCGGTGAGGGACACGGTGAGGCCGTCCGATCCGACGGGAAGAGGTGACGGGTAGGTCACTTGGATGAGCAGGGACTCGATCGCACCAGGCGCGACCGCAATCGGGAGATTGGCAATGGGGAGAAGGAGCGCAGGGCCCGTAGGAGCTGCGACCGGGATCGGGAAAGCACCCGGCAAGAAACTCAGGTCAAACCCTGCGGCTCCGTAGCCGGGGCCTGCCGCCGGGTCCACGATGGGCACCAGAGCTCCCACAGGGCCCACGAAGACCTGCAAGAAGGTGCCGGGTGGGAAGGGGCCTCCGACATTGAAATAGAGCTGAAGGGGCCCTGCGGCGCCAGGAGGGCCACCGGCCCCCGGGGGCACCGCGAACCCCGCAGCGTAGTTGATGATGTCGAACTCTTGCGTGATGAACGGCGGCGCAAACGCGACCGTCGGGACGTACATCTGACGCGAGAGCGTGTCCTGTACCGTCCCGCTAGCAGCCAGCGTGATGCGTCCTTGAGCATCGACAGTGAGATTGGTGCGCGTGTAGGCACCAGGGGCAACGCCCGTAGCCGTGAGGTTGACAGCGATGGCGCCGTCATCGACACCCGCGTACGAGATACTCGTGCCGGTGCCGGCTCCAAGCACACGGTTGTCCGAAAGACCCGCGGCAGGGGAGAATGTGATGAAGGGAGCGCTTGACGGAGCCGCACCACCACCACCGCCACCGGCGATCTCGTCGAGAGCATCCTGCACGTTCTCCGACAAAAGACCGGAAGACGTGTTGTCGTAGAACAGAGAACGGCCGTCGGTGAGCGCCTGTCGAGTGACGGAGCCAACGATCGTGACATCCGGGTCGTACTCTGAGGACGCCGCACGAAGGTACGAAGTGCCCACGACCCCCGTGTCGTCGATGGTGATCGTCAGGAACCCGGGAGCTCCTGCACTGTCATCACCGAGACGGGTACGACGGAGGTTGACGGCGAGGTCGCCGGGAACTGCCGCAGCCGTGGGGTTGGCTTCGATGCCATCCGTGACAACGCCGCCAGTGTCGATGGTGAGCGTGCAGTCCTCGAGCGAAAGCTCTTCGGACCATGTCTGAATGGCAAATGAGGCGGGATCGTTCCCGGTTTGCTCAAAGGTGCAGTGAGAGAACCGCCCGATGACGCCACCGTTGAGGGACGGGTCCACCTGACCGATGCTTGGTCCGATGAAGGCCGTCTCGCTCGCAATGAGCTCGGCGGTCCCGGCGGACACGTCCACAAGGAACGCAAGGGAATCACCCGAAAAGGTGTCCTCCTGGATGACGCGACAATCGTGAAGAAAGGCGCGTCCCTGTTCGACGGAAATGCCGGCGCCTTGGCTCGGTGCCGCACCTCCCGACTGAAGAAGCTCAGTGTTGAGCAGGTAGACGTCGCCGTCACCAATCTTGCGCATGAGCGCGTTCGTGGTGGTGCCCACGTTCTCGAGCACCATGTTGGCGATCATGGCGTACTCGCCAAGGTTCGCCATGTTCGCCGTCATCGTGCCCGCGGGGGCACCGCCGTTTGCACAGCGAACAGTCACGCTACGGTCGAAGTCAGGGTGGTCCCCGGTACCGCCTCCCGTAGAGGGCCATCCAATGACATGGACGTACGGCTTGAACTCGATGTCTTCTTGATAGAACCCGGGACGGACCGCGATGATGACGGGCTGCGTCGCGCTCGGAGCAATGCCGCCGTTGAAGTCCGCATTGGTTTCGGCAGCAAGGATGCCGGCACTGATCGTGGAGAAGTCCGCGAACCCCTCAGCGACGGCCGGATTGTTCGGCGCGGCCAGGTTGTCTTTGCCGCGGTTCGCATCGACGTAGATGATGCGACCACTTGCAGAGACGTGCTGAATGAGACAGAGCAGCCGGTTCAGGTTGAAGTTCTGGTCGTTGGCCCAGCCCTCAGCCGACACATCCACCGGGATGATGCCGCTGCCATCGCGACGTTCTCCTGCCGCGACGAGTTTGAGATCACCGAAAATCGTGTCAAAGCGTAGACGAACGTACTGCTCATCTTGACTCGGGAGACCCGCATCGATGACGAGACGGATCAGGTACGGTCCCTCGTTGTCGACGGTGAAAGTCACCGGACCAGGGCCGAAGATGTTGCCGATCAAGGTGGCAGCGGAAGGGTTACGGTCCTTGTCCTCTGGAGCGAAGGCGATCGACCAAGCGTAGGTGGTCGCAGGTCCCCCGACTTGATCGAGCTGGACCACGTCCCCTGTGCGGAGGTCGTCGCGACTCGCCCCGACGACCGGGTTGATGCCGTTGACGAGACTCTGAATCAATGCGGGCATGGGCTTCCTCGGCCGGAGCTGCCGGTCCTATCTTGCGGGGGCCTATAGGCCCGCCACCGAGCTACAAGAAGAACTGGGCAGACACGTCTTCTCCCAGGACGGTGAAAGGCGTACGAACGCCCAAGCGCTCCAGAGACAGCCCGTAGGACTGCCCTGTAGCGACCGCAGGCATCCTTGTGAGGGTCGTCAGGATGCTCGGCGCAACTCGCACCTGGGTCGCCCCAGAACCCGCAGGGACGAGCCCTACGGCCCCTCCGTTGTTCCCGAGCAACGTCTCGAGACGGTAGCTTCCCGTGTTTGGCCCCTCAAGGATGGTGATAATTTCACCTTCTGACGCATCGGAAAAATCCTGATCCGTATCTTCAAGAACGCCATCTTCGTCCACGATTGTCGTGACATCCCCTGACAGGCCCGTGGGGCTCGTCGTGTACGGTCTTGGGACGGGGACCCCTTGGGTATCCACATCATCCCCCGAAATTAACCGTTGGATGCCAACGACTCGGTAGCGTCCGAGTGTTGCGGAATCTTGACCTCCATTGGAGGGGCTTGAATTTGGACCGTCCAAAATCTCCAAGACGGCACCCTCACAAACAGCTCGGAAATCTCGAGTAGGATCGGAAAAAAGGAGTTGCCCCGTGAGGGTGGTGCCGCCGTCCCCCGTAATCTCCTTCATGCCGCAACAGAATTTGCGGAACTCTTCGTAGTACCAAGGGTCAAGTTCGATGAACGGAGCGGCTCTGAACAGATTCTCAAATGAATCCAAAAACAGGTGCCGGTACTCAAACAAGGATGTCGCAGGACGAAGAGCACGAAGAATGCGAAGGTTGTTCCGCAACACACGGAACGGGTCCTCGGGGAACCCGGTCCCCAGCTCACCGGTGATCAGCTCACCGGTGGTGGGATCGGTGAAAACCGTGACGCACAAGACGTTGATTTCAAACTCGTGCTGCTCCCCGAACCCCCAGTAACTGATTTCTCGATCCGAGAAATCAACTTTGGCAAGTACTTGAATGACCGCTTCGGTCAGAAGCTCAAGCCCCTCTTGGACCGTCTCCTGTGTGGAACCTTGAAGCAGCAGCAGAATCATGCGCCGCAAGAACTCGCGATACGTCAAGTCACCATCCACCTCGGGGATGCCTCGAGGGTCCTCATTGGTGTTGGGGAACACCAGCGTCCCAATCATCTGCCAAAGATACTCTGGACGAGCGAAGTCCACGTCGGACTCCAGGCCAGTGTCCTCAAGCGTGAGCTGAAGATCCGCGAGCTGCTCGGCGATGGCTTGGTACTGCACCCAGTAGTACGGGCCCGGGATCTGAGCGACGTAGTTCGATGGAAGCACCTGTTGAAAAGTGCTGAGGATCGAATCAACGATGTCTCTCTTCGTCCGGGACCCTTGCTGCCCCTCTCGAGAAACAGGCGCCGGGTTCTGCTGTCGCGTGAACGGCAGGTACGGCGTCTTGGGCAGAATCAGTGGCTTCTTCTCATCAGACATTGCGTCTGTCCTCACCGAACGTGAAGAGGAAGTTGCCGACATCGAAGAACTCAAGGCGACTCGCTTCGATGTTCTGTGCCAGCACATCTACCGAGGTCACGGTGTACGTGGCCGCGTAGGCGTGCAGAACAGGGCGATCGTTCACAGGCAACGAGAGAAGGACACGATTCTGCGTGATCTGCTGTCGGATAGCCTCAACCTCCGCATTCGTGTTGGCTTGCGGGAACTTCTGACTGATGGTGGCATCGTCCGAGTACCCTGGAATGGCCAACCCAGCATTTCCGATGATGAACGCTTGGTTTGGAGAGTTGACGATGGACAGAGGGTCCGACTCAAGAAACGCCAATGCGAAATCATCTTGGAACACCCCACGGAAATCCGTGGTCGGACCTCCTGCGTTACTCGTCGGGTTGTTGAGCTCGTCGTCGAGCAACCATGTCCTGACCGTGTCCGTAGTGAGGGGCACCTGCGGCGTACCAAGTAGCAGGAGGGTCTCCGACTCGGTGACTGTCGAAATGGATTCCCGTACTACACGAGCACCAGGCCCTCGAGCGAGCTTCGTGAGGGGCGTCTGCACATAACTGACACCCGTCGTACCGTCGATGACGGCGATGACATCCGATTGTCGAACTGCGGACCCGAGGGGGAGCGCACGAAGGAACGTGGCCAAGTTCGTGCGCAATCGGGTGTCTGCCCTGGAGCGCGAAGCTCCAGATTGAAGTGTAATCGTCGCGGTGATGTCTGTCGGAATCTCCACGGCCTCCTTGACCAAGACATCCGCAGTAAGATGCTTCTGCGCATCCAGTGCGTCCTGCGTCGTTTTGATGACGAAGTTTGTCGTGTACGCGACGGTGAAATTCTCAGCGTGGTCGTAGTCCACAAGCACTGTCTCACCACTAGAGATGCTGCTGTTCTCGGTACGCCGGATGGCAACTGCCGTGGTGGAGTTCCCGGCGATGATAATGAAATCTGCGTTGCCACTCGGGTCCGTCGGTCCCCGGTATTCCACGGTGCCGCTCTGATTGAACACGCGAACGGTCAGCAGGTTGACACCAAGGTTGTTAAGGAACTCATCAAACTGGGCCAGCATGATGTGGCCTTCCGAAGAGATCGCAATGGGCTCCCCTGAGGGCACCCCGTTGACCTGATTGATCCTCAGGAAATCCCCCGCTCGGACCGAGCGCCCATCAAGAAGAGGGTCGGATGGCCGCACGAAGTTGTAACTCGTGTCAGGCAACGTGCCCGACACCTGCCCGGTCACCGAGACCACAGAATTCACAGGCTGCCGGGTGAACGTGAAAGTGTTGGAGGTCTGGTAACGATAGTCGCCGAGCACTACATCGCCCAAACTCACCGCAGGTTGGGCGATCGTGGTGTCAAGCTTGATCGTCTGAAAATCTTGGATCACCACGTTGGTGAGGTTGAAAAAAGTGCCACGCGAAGCATTGCGAAGCCCCAACCCCAAAGCCACATCGTCGAGCATCTGAGCGAGAGGGTTGCTGATGGACAAGTTCGTGTCCTGAGCTCGGAACACGAGATCATTCGGGTTACCGATCAAAACAAACTGAACATCCCGCGCAACTTCAAAGGTGAAAGCGAACACGTCGGTAACTTGACCCGCGGACTCGCCCCGAACCCACACATCGACTTTGCCACCAACATGCTTCTTGAAGTCATCATCGTAGTCGCGCTGCATGAGCGCGTCACCGGCCTCCACCACGCGAACTTCTTGCACGCCTGCCACGTCAGCCGTGGTCTGGAGGGTGCCCTGCTCCGTTCCGGTATCTACCCCTGCGAGTGCGTTGCGGGCTCGGATGGAGAGCTGGAGGTTCGTCTCCTGATTGAGGCCACCGAAGGTGTTGTTCGGGTTTGAAACCCCGAGCCCGGGAATCGAAGACACAAGGGTTCTGATCTGACCCGCGCCACGGTTGCCCGCGGTTCCAGCTTGAATCGCTTGCACCTGCACATCCACTTGGAAAAACCCGGTCGTTGGATTGAGGAAGGCAGCAAGGTTTTCAAGGGGAATCGAAGCGTCCGTCACCGTAGCGAACTGGACGCCCCCGCTCGCCACTCGGGTACCAAGCGGGATGAAAATAGTGGCGTTGGGTTGTTGCCGCGTGAAGAAGGTGACGAAGCCTCGAGCTCGAGTGCCCGCACGACGGAAGACCCCGTTGCGAGCTGCGAGTTGGTTAACCGACTCGTCGATGATCGTCTGTACCTCTCCAGGGTTCTGGAGAGAGAACACCTGTTGGAGGGCTTGTTTGTACGGGGACTGGTTGACCGGCGTGGGGCCCCCGGTCGAAGTCACTCCGTCGATTTGGAGCAGAGTGTCGAAGGACTGAATGCGGTACAAGAAATCCACCAAGAGCCGCATCCTGATGATTTCATTTGCAGCCGGGTCCACCACCGTGTCACGGATGACTGCCCCCTGTTGGACCGCAAGCTGTGGTGTAGTCCGCGTGAGACTGTTGATGGTGTCCTCGACCACATCGAGACGAGCCGGGGAGGGAAAGGTCCCAAGGTTCTCGTTAACGATGGTCGGGGTGGCCGCCACTTCAATGGAGAACGCCGACTCAATCTCGGTCTGCACATCAGGATCGAAGAACAGCGCCGTGGCCACATAGTAGAGCGGCTCCGTGAGGGGTGTGCTTGAGAACTCACCGATGGGCGCCGTAGGTGGCGTATTGAGCGGACCGTATTGCCGGTTGTGACTGAACGTGTAGAAGCTGCGCTCAACCACGGACTCCGTGGTCACAGTCGTCTTGATGCGTGTGACTGTCTCGGGGACCTCCGTTACGTTGACGAAGTCGGTCTCGAGCAGGTTCTCCTGCTCTTGTTCCGTGATCGCAGCCGCGAGCTCGGGAGTGAGTGGGATGTCCTCCAGGTTCTCAACGATGTCATTGCTTGAAGTCTGTGTTTGCAAGATCTTGACATAGAGAGGGTCTGCCGCCGGTGTCCCGTCAGGGTTCGTCGCAATCGTGTTTTCTGACTCAAAAGAAAGGATCGTTGAAGTCTCCTCCACCTTCTCAAAGTCAATGACGACGTTGATGTTGACACGCTGGTATCCCGAGGCACCGCCCCCTTGGAAACGAGACGCATAGAAGTTCAACCCTCGGAAAGTCGTCGAGTTGACCCCCTCTGCACGAATTGTCACCGAGTCTTGGAACTGCTCAACGCTGACGTTCGTAGGGGGCGTGCTGAGGAGACCGATGTCAGCTTGCTGTACAAGGGTGGCCTCGACTTGAGCAGGCATCGAGACCGCACCAGAAAAACTGATGGATCGGACTTTAATGGCATTGAGCCCTGGGGCGAGCTCCAACCCGTCGGGGAAAGAGGATGGGTTCGGGAACGAGAACTTGGTCCCCTCAAACACGATGAGATCGGGGTCCGACGTAAACGGCTCCCCCCGAACACTGATCTGCATGTCCACGGTGTCGGGGGCCATGACGCCCGCAAAGAACCGATTTGGAATCGTAGTGGAAAACAGAGTGACCTCGCGAGGGACTCCATCAGAGCCGAAAACTTTGGGTGTATCTACCATCGCTAGATCTCCTACCTGGGCGCCACCCCTGGGAGGGTGCCGGTTCGAGGATCAAGTCCGAACCCTTGGAGTCCCAACGAGAGGCCGTTGCTTCCGGCCAAAGCAGCCGTCCCCGGTGCCGCGAAGACGGTATTGATGACGACGGGATGGTTGGACGCGTTTGCGGCAACGATTTCGACCTCAAACACCGTCGGATCAAATTGAGACGGGAAAGTGCGTACCGAAACGACCGAAGCAAGACGCTCCCGAGAAGACACGGCCTGGTAGCGTGCCTGCGCCGTCTGGAGGCGCTGAAAAATCGTGAGGGTCATCGTGATATCTTCCGTGATGACAGACGCCCCCGCTCCGACAGCCTTCGTACCAATGCGTTCAAGCAACGTGGTCCCGTACTTCGCATTGAACGGGTTGGACCCCTTGATCGTGCTGAGAATCTTGAGCACCGACTGGTTCAACAAGTCCTCATTGATGACCGTCAAAGGCTCGCCTGCTACATCGATCCGATAGTCGTTTTCGATGCCGTAGCCTTGGCAGCGACGACAGTGCTGTTGGTACGTCGTGTAGGTGACTTTGAAGAAAGGGTTGCCCTTCACTGGCTCTACGAACCTCGGGAACCGGGAACTGACGGTGCGCACCGAGGCAAGCCCCGGATTGATGTTGAGCACATCCCGTTCAGCAAACTCCCAAGCCGGATAGACCACACGACCTCGCGCTCGGATCTGATGGACAAAACCAAGGCTCTTTCCCGCAGGCCCTTCCACGCGCACTCGTGAGCGCGGTCCTTGGTCCAGGCGGTCTCGGACACGTATGTATCCATTGATGTTGGCGCACACCAAATCAACCGCTTGGTTGGCAAACGCCGCATTTAACAGCTCGACCACTCGACTCGCGGGCACGCGCGATCCCGTAGGAAGGTCCACCGTCACGGTCTGTGTTCGATTGGAAAGGGTGACCGTGTTTTCGTTTTTGACGATTTTGAAAGGGCCCGACCCTGACCCCGACAACAACGCCGACGTAAGCAACCCGTGCGCCGGGATCGACACGTCATCGTTGGCCGTGATGCGCACCCGACTTGAGGACGCCACTGGCTGCAAAGTGCGCAGCTCCTGGCGGTCAGCGCCTAGAGGCACCTCCTCTTCAATCGTCAGGTGGGGACACGCATGTCCCAGTTGGAAATCAAAGCTCATGGGTCTACTCTCTGGCGTCTAATAGGCAAATCACCCCACGGCCCAGGGGTCCACACCCACCGGATCGTCAAAAAGCGTGTCGAACAGCGAGATACCTGTTGGATTGGTCTCCGTGCCCAGCTTTGTGGTCGTGAAATCCGGCTCTCCGTCGCTGTTCGTTTGGTAAAAAACGCCATCCATCTCCGATACGAGCCGGGTGAGGTGGAGGTTGCGCGCATAGCGGGAGGGATCTGGGGGGTTCGGAAGATCCTCGACTGAGCCTCCGATGGCTTGTTGGATCAGCGTGTCGCGCTCCTCCATAAGCTGCTCCCGGAGGTCCATCAGTTTGATGATGCGCTGTTCCAAATGCTCAAGTTCTCCGAGCTCCTGTCGAACCCACCGACGTGCGTGGTCCATGCGAATAGCCACGTTGCCCCCAGCATCCGCTTGGTCGAAATACTTGCCAGCCAGGGTCATGGCATCTCGAGGGAACGTCGGAAGGGCACCGGCATATCGACCACCAGGCCCATAAGAGTCCGTGCTGCGTGGAGCGATGGCACCACCATGGGGCTGGTCATACGGCGTCGACTCAACACCCTGGTCCGTGAAGACTTCGTTGGGGTTGTCATCAGGACTCTCAGTGGGGTCGTTGTTGGTCGAGAATAGGATTTCATCCGGTTGGAGCCACATGGAGATGCTCATAGGGCTGCCACCCTGAGCGATGTACGCTTGACAGAGTTTCTCAAGCGAAGACCCCGGCGTAACCAAGTATTTCGTCCGCACCTCCGACACAGTCTGGACAACGCGTTCAGAGCCATTTTGCGTGTCCTTCACCGTTTCTTCACGCGTTTCGTAGAAAGCGGTGATGCGACCAAGCCTGCGGAGTTCGGCGTTGAGTACCTTGACGCGTGAAGAAACATTGCGGCGTTCGTTCAACGTCCAGTTGCGGAAAGCCCCCCACTGCGCTTTGCGCATGGACCCGAGATAGTTGAACGGCATCAGTCGTTTCCTTTGAAAAGCGCAGCGAACACGTCAATGGCCAGGTTGGGGATGCCACCGGCGAACAGGACGATGCCACCACCGTAAGAGTCCGATTGCGGGTTTGCAGGCGGGGTGGGCTTGTTCTGCGAACCAATCAAGGCCGTGGTCACCCCATCTGTACCGGGGGCCACAACAACGAGGCCCGCCGCTGGCGTGATGGAGAAGAAGAACCGAAGCAATCGTTGGATGAGAGCATTGAGTCGGTTGAGGAAGGCTTGGAGTTCGCGGATACGGCTCTGAAGAAATTCGATGTAGCGCCGAATGGTCTCCGCGATGCTTTCAATCGCAGCTTGAATGGCCCTGAGCAGCGCGAGGATCTGATCGAAGAAACGATCGATGGCTGGGATGCCTTGCGGGAACAGCCGGAAAGCAATCCAGCCGCGCTCTTGTGGGCGCACTTGAGGCCCCACAGCGACTTGGAGCACGAACTGTGCCCCCTCATACACGCTGTCGGGGATCAGGTTGCGAACGAAATCCATGGACTGCAGTCGAGCCCCTTGTCGGATATATGCAACCGGCGCCATGTCGACTGACCCGCGTCCTCGGTTGCTACCTTCCGTCACCGACGCGAAGAAGAAGTGTGGGTTTCGTTGAAGAAGAGCACGGCTTCCAGTCTGACGAGTTATGTTGTCCGCGATGCGGCCGCCCGTTACTCCGAGTGACTGCGGGTTCGGAGACAACCCGAAAGTGTTGTTGTCGTTTTGAAGAAGTTCAAGAAGAGACCCCCCTACCTGACCTTGACTCCTTCGGATCTCATCAACATCGGGGTCCGTAGTGACTCCGATGTTGCCAAAGCGCGGGTCGAAGAAGATGCCGAAGTTGAGAAGATCCTGAGCACGCTCGACAGCAAGTTGGCGTGCGGGGAGCGGCGGCAAATTCTGGGTAAGGAATCGGTTCGTCAAATTGATGCAGTTGATGAACAGCTTGCGCCTGAACTTCGGCAACGACGCGCCGGCTTCATTGAAGTACTTCTTGACCTGGCGGCGTCCGGTGAGCTGGATCATCAGGAATTTTGCCAAGTCTTCAAGACCCGTGGACAGGCGAGCGTTATCCTCGTAGGTACCCCAAAACGGGTTGATCCTTCCATCAGCGAGCGCCTGCCCCGACGACGGCGGGAAATCAACGGGCTCTCCGCTCTCCGAGAGAATGACAGGAAGATCTGACCGACTCAGCACCAAAACGGCCAACGCTTCAGCCACAGCACGCAAGTACAGTTCCGTGCTCGCGTCGGGGAACAAAATGGGTGTCACGGCCGAAGGAGGTCCGGCATCCAGAAGCCCCACCGTGTCAGGATTCTTGAGTGTGAGTACGGGCCCCTCACGGTCACGCAAAGCCGTTTGGTCCGCGACAAACTGGTAACCCGTTGCGGACTTGATGTCCCGAGTCACCGCACGCACACGAACGAAGAACCGCTCTGGCTGGTTGTCATCGTTTTTCCGTGCAATTTTACCGGGGCCCGCGGGGCCAAAAAGACCCGTATTGAGCTCAAAATCGGCATCGAACGGCATGTCATCAAACAGGAAAGTCGCGCCGTAGCCCTTGCCTGGAAAGAACAGATTCTGACTAAACGGAACGTAGAAAGTTTTCTGGAGGTAGTGCTTGTCTCCGCTCTGGAGCAGGTCAAGCGGGATCGGGGCTTGGTCGTTGAGGTTTTTGATACCGTAGATGCGAACAGCGTCGCTCTTGAACTCTCCCAAGAAGTCAACAGCATCGTTCCAGTTGATGTTGCCGTTGACATCGACCTGTTGAATCCCACCACGAAGGAGGATCTGGTTCCCGTCTTCATCGAGGACATCCACAACCTCCGTCTTGGACGGCTGGTTGTTGAGGTCCATGGACTGCGCCGAGCCTTCGATGACACGCTCGGCCACGAGTTTGATGGGTTGCTCAAGCGTGGAGAACTCCACGAAGAATCCCGCGGGGGGGAGAATGGGCGTATCGGGAAAAGGCGCCCCCGGAATAGGGGCCATCTGCCACGTCAAGTTCACCGCGTTATAGGGGTTGGCGAGGTTGTCTTCGACAGAACGCTTGGGACCGATGCCACGGAAAAACCCCTTGCTGAACGAGAAGATCGTCGCCCCGTCGTACCCGTAAGTCGCTTGGACGTTGGTGACCGAGCTGTTCAACCGGTTCCGTCCCCTCCGATTGAAAAGCGCGAGAATGGACCGGATGAGTTGGACGATGCGGTTGATGCCGCGGATATCGGCCTGGACAAACAAGAACACTGCCAGGCACGTCGAAAAGGAACTGATGTTCGGACGGTTGGGGTCCGAAGTGTCTTGCAGACGTGCCACCATGCGGGCTTCGTAAGACAGGTAGCCGCCCTTGAGCGCCTGAAAATCAGGCCCCTCGAGCGCGTACATGTCCCCGTGGATGTAGATGCCCAACTGTCGGAGGTCGTTGAGAAGCGCCTCGATAAGACGCTTGATCGCTTCGATGAGGGCGATCAAGGGATCAAGCAATCCGCTGAGGAACACCTTAAGCAACTCGAGCACCGCCAAAAGAATGTCGAGGATGCGGATGATGAACGAGAAGAACGCATCAACCGCCTCGCGCACCGGCTCCAGAAAGTCCGGGATCTCAAGCGAGATGGTCTGCCAGGTGCCTACAACGCCTTGTTGTTCTGGTCCTAATTCTGGATTTGGCATCAGCTACCTCCCTCCCCCTCGTTTGAGTCGCGCAAGCTGATGGCCCAGTTCGTCTGTTTCCCGAAGGTCGTGTTCGACTTGTTGTTCGATGATGCCGCCCATCTCTTTCAAGATGTCCGCGTACCATTTGAGCGTAGGCAACTGAGCCGTGTCCCCGTCCTTGACGTGGTCTTCGTTGTTGACCCACTGGTTTGGTTCGATCCCCTGTGCCCGAAGTCGTTCAATGACCTCTTCGGGGGTCATCTTCGAACAATCGAAATCAAAGGGACTCCGGTACTCGTACGGCTTGCGCTCCCTCTTCCTTTTTCGAGTGGTCATGCGCCAGCGTCTCCCACCGACTTCGACAGTCGAAGTTGTTTGAGTTCTTGACGCCGCTTCTTGGGAAGTTCTCGATCGAACCTGCGGATGAGCTCCAAGGTGCCATCTTCACGATTGACTCGGAAATCGAGCCACGCAAACCGTTGCTCACGGAACTGATCGTCGTTGTCGAGCACATCCTCGATGCGGTCGGGCAACACGGGGCGACCATCTCCATCGTCCGCGGTCGGGTTGTTCACGTTGGTCTCGAGCGTTGAGTAGCTCGGGACGCCGGGCAACGCGCCCACGGGGAACTCAGCATCCAAACGGAAGTCGTTCACCCAGAACCGCCTATCGAGGACTCCGAGGGAGTCCGTGGTGTTGGCGTACGGACTGATGGACACCAGACCGCGCACCCCGTCGATCAGCTCGTTGCTCATAACCCCTTTCCCTTCGTCAGGGATCAAAGGGTTACCGAGATCTGCGACGTGCTCGTCACGCTGGAACACGAAGTAGCTTCCGAACTTGTCCTCTCGGAAAAACACATCGAACTCCTCTAGGAAGCTCAGCGTGCGCTCTCGCATGAGCAGAATCAGGTCTACCGCATCCGTAGAAAACAGTGCGGAGGGCCGAAACACCCGATACGAGAAGGGCGCGATGCTCAGGAGGTTTCCACGGAAGGAGTTGGCAGGAGACCCGTTGTCACCCGCAAACGCCGTGGGCCTCAGGTCGAGCTGTCCCTCCACGCCCGGGCCTCCCGGGGGGTCCGCGAACGGAGCCGTAGAACCCGAGATCGTTGGAAGCACCGCGTACTCCGCGTCAACCCCGAAGGTGACGTTGCCGCCACCGGGATCGGCCGAGTACTCGGTCTCCGAACTCACAGTCAGGGAATCCCCCGCGATCTCAGTCACGCGATACCACCCACGGTTGTCGTCGAGCTCGGAAGGACCCCCGGCAAGGAAAGGCACCTGCTGTCCTGCCTGAGCCGTCGTGCGCCCTGGGACGCTGCGGTCCCCAAAGGGCCTCGTTCCGCGCTCCTGGCCCGTCGTGGGGACTCCTGAGGGGCCTTGAACGAGCCCCGCAGAATCGATCAGGACGATGTCCCCTTCTTGGATGTTGAGGGCCGCGAAGTTGACGGTGCCGTCGGTGTCTTTGAGACGCCTCGGATCTGTGGGGTTGGCTTCGGAAGGGACGAACCCTCCGTCTTCGCTCGAGTAGTCTGCCGTGCGCTCAAGAAGCATCGTGTCAACGATCTGGCTGAAAAGCTGAGCGTTGCTCTGCTGATGCGGGACAGGTACTTGTCGCAGGTAGACCTCAAACTTCTTACCTGGAACGTCTGCGGCCGGGACCTTCGTGATGCCGGGCTCCTTGAGCCAGATCTGCGTTGCGGACTCGATGCCTGCAATCTCGATCTCCTCGAGGAGAGTCGTGCCGTCATCATCGAACAGTCGGAAGAAGTCTCCGGGGTTCACGTTGACGAGGTCATCGTTGAACGGACCAAGGTTCGTGGCATCGTCAGCGGTCACGACGTAGGGGTAGACAAACCCTTCTGTCCCCACCGGTGCGCTCCCGAAATCGGAGATGATGCCTTCGCGGATCTCGTAGACGTAACGCAGTGGCCCGAGCAGCTCCCCGATGCCCTCGAGCACCGTATGGAAACGACGGATGCGACGAATCTCCCAAGTCACCGGTTCGTCCGTGGAAGGTTCACCAAAAGCACTGGGGTCACGGAACCCGATGTCCGCAGCAGCCACCGAGTTGCCCGCATCGACCACCCGCTCAGCACCCCCGGCCAAGTTGAGCGTCGGTTTCGACCACGAGGGCTCAAGAAAGATGCCTGCTTGTGCGTGGAACCCCGGAGCCAACAGACCAGTGATCGTGAGCAGGGTGTCTCCAGGCATGATGGCGAAGAGCCCTGCAACGGTATGGATGGAGTTCCAATCGGAAAGCCCGACAGGGGTTTGGTCGATCTGGAAAAACTCGGGGACGTTGTCGTAGACGTACGCGTTGGGGTCGGGATCAAAAGATGTGTTGAGGATCGGAGTGGCCACAAACACTCCGAGCTCGTTCAGGCCAGGAGCACCAGCAACAAGATCAGCTCCCGCCAAGTCCCACCCTGCTGCACCGCCCGGCCCAAAAATGGCGATGCCATCGAAGCCACCAATGGGGGTGGGGAGCGGCGCCAAAGACCCGACCGTGTTGTGGTTGAAAGGTTTGGGCTCAGTCCCACCAATCAATAAATCCTCGGCATTCTCCATCGTGATGTCGACCCGATAGAATCCCGATACGAGAATCCCCTCGGCGAGAGCATCGATCTCGGCGGCCGTGAACGCAGTCCCGGCAAAGTCCTCGACGGTGAGGGGGTCTACGGTGAAGACGTTGGTGCCGTTGTTGACCGCCGTGTACGCAATTTTGTAGTTCGCAGTCGTGTAGTTCGCGGCATCGGGATCAGGCTGCACGATGAAGTACAGGAAACCACCCGCCGGGTCCCAAGCTGACCCTCCTCCAAGCAGTGTCGTGTTTGAGACCGTGACGGTGCCTCCGACATCGACATCCGTTGAAACAAGGGATGGGAATTTGACGCCAGCCCATCTGGGAGTGTTTGCAGGCAACGTGGTCTGGGACGCACCCAGATCTCGCTGTTGCGTCGTAAGATCGGCCGCCGATGGCTCAAGCGCGTACTTGACGAGATAGGTGCCAGCCGTAGCCGCTCCCTTGGGGGCTAGATCGTCCGTCCCAAGGATGACGAGAACATCCCCCGCCTCAACGGCCGAAAGTCCCTCTCCCGTAACGCCGAGAAGGGTGACGCCATCGCTCGAGATACGGTTGTTTCGGTCTGGGGTGCTCCCCGCGATACCGGTGCCCTCCGCGATGGGGATCACTTGCCCTTCCCCAAATCTTGAAGACGCAAGTGCCGTGAAGGTAATCGGACTCGACGTGACAATGGGCGTGTTGCCGTGCCCCTCAAACCCCATCACTCGAACCGTGCCGCGCCCATCTCCCGCCGGAAGCGGATTGAACGTCCCGACGAACGGGTACACATCCGTTCGAGCAAGGAAAGTGAACGGTGCCCCGCCATTCACAGAAGCAGGCGCATTGACCGTGTTGGTCGTGACCGACTTGCTCTCAATCTCAAGCACGCTGAGTTCAGAGAACACCGGGATGCCCACCACCGCGGGCTCCCCACGCGGAAGGACCGATCGCAAATCAAGCCCTTCGCTGAGCGTAAGCCTGTCGAGCTGAATGAAGGCGGTCCCACTTGAGCCTCCCGAGAAATCGAGATCGATGGTGAACCAGAGCGGGACAGTGTCTCCAGGGTTCAACGGGTCTTCGGGGAGGTCAGGGGCACCCCCGAGGCTGATGGCGTACCAAGAGCCGGCCGTCGTGATCGTCAATACGTTGTCGGTAGCCGACGCCGCTGTAATTGCTGAAACGAATGGGGCCGACGAACTCGTGGCCGTGTTGGCCCCGAAGTCGAGGACCAAGGTGTCCACGATGACGGGAACCGGCGTGATGTTTGTCGGAGCCGTCCACAGATTGATGGTGATGAGGTTGCCGGCGCCGAGCGCCATGAAGTTGTTCAGCCCACCAGCCACGCCCGCGGGGGTTCCGTCATTGAGCACCAAAAGTGCCGTGGAGATCTGTGTGATGTCGAAGGTCGTGACGACAGCTCCGCTCTCGTTGATGACCATCCCTGCCGGGTTGACGGAAGGCGCCTGATTCACAAACGACATCGCCGTCTTGAACAGGTAGCGCATCGTGTCTCCGAGCGCAGTCGGCGTCACAAAACGCGGAGGCTCAATGGAACTGCCACTCGCATCCCCCGTAGCAAGCCCCACCGACAGGATGCCTTGTGAACCTGCGGGGAGACCGAGGGCACTCTGTCCCGTCTCAACGAGCAGCACATCGAACTGGCGCACATCCCCAAGGCCACTGTGTGGTGTGTATCCGCCGGCGGTATTGACCGGCCACACGTCGAACTGCGTGTTGATCGTGGCCGGGGGCTCCCCGCCTGCAAAGACGCCCAAAATCTCTCCGTCGGCACCCTCAACTTCGTCCGGGTAGACGGCGCTGGGAATCCCAGTGTCCGCGTACAGGTCGTTGAACGCTCCTGCCACGATGCCGAGCTGATCGATCTCGGTGTTCTGAGCGTAGAGGTACGGCAGTGTGTAGTCGCCACTGTCGTTCGTGAAACCGCCTGTGAGCGCCGGGATGGCAGCGGGTTCCGTTGCCCCGTTACGGAACGTAACCGAGCCCTCGATGTTCGTGAGGGGCTTGGGCGGCTTCTGACCGAGGAGTTCCTTGATACCGAAGATGCTCGGGTCCGAGAACGAAGGGAACGTGATGTCACGGAGTTCGCCATCAGGGCGGTCCACTCCTACGTCGAATCCAACCCGGAAACTCGGGAGCCCTTCGAGTTGAGCCTCTGTGTTGCTCTTGGTCGAAGGCTCGTCAGGATCAACGGATGAGTCAATCTCAGCATCCGAAGGAGTGACGAAAACCGTGTCTCCTCGGAACAGCGCAATGGGGCCATCCGAAGATGCCGGGTCCTCCGAAACCTCGAGCAGATCGTTGTCGCTCTTGAGGATGGTGGCCAAATCCCCGGGGATATGGTCTTCCGTAGCAAAAGTGATGATGCACCCAAGAAGGATCTCTCCCACGAACACCGAACGCCCAACCGTGTAGGTCTCGGGGGTGCCGGTGCCCACCAGTGCAGAAGGGAAGTCGAAGGACGCGCTCTCCGAAGTCTGCACGTCGAGGATGCGACCATCAGGGCGCCCGAACGTGATCTTCGGCCGTCGGTTGATGTCCGCGTTCGTCTCTTGGAAAGCAGGCGTGAAGAAGTCGGGGTCACCCGTAGTGAGATCGATGATCTCGCCCCCCTGAGCTGCAAGTTGAGTCACGTCCGGCAAGCCATTCGCCCCGAGCGGGAGCTCATGGAGCGGAAGGGGCGTAGCGATCACCGCTGGGCGCGGGTCGGCTGCGAAGTTCGTCCCGCTGAAGGGGATAGAGTCAAACTCCGGGAACCCGGTGGGCGAGTACGCGA